TTGACCTTGGTGGTGAACTGAAAGTTCGTTACTCGTTCTGATAACCTACTCATAGGATGAGTGAAACCACCCCTCGGGGTGGTTTTTTAGTGTTTGGTGACATTATAAGTATCAGATAATACAAAGGGTGGCTTGACACCCTTTTATTTTTCCTATATAATTATGTAATAGTTCTTTACAAAACTACAATGACTGTAACAACTAATGAGCGTGGTCAACAAAACATGTGGGCAACAGAGCCTACGATGTATTACGAAAACTACGGTATGGATTCCCCCAATCAAGTAAAGGAGAAAGTTAATGGACGCTGGGCTATGGTCGGCATTATTGCTGGGTTTGTTTCTTATGCTCTCACTGACAAGTTCTTCTTCGGAATCTTCTGAAGACCTACAACCTATCAAACAAGAGGTTACTGATGACTGACATGCTTGGGCAACTTGGAGTTGCCCTTCAAGAAATTGGGTGGGATAGTGAGATTGATCTTGAGGTCAAAATTGCTGGCACCCTAAAGAACGACAAGTTTATTGTCATCAAACCAATCAAACAAGTGGTATCATCCACACCAAACCCTGAACTCAAACAACAACACCCCTATCAAGGAGAAACAAAATGAAATTCGGTTTTACCCCTGAGGCAGAGATCCTCAACGCACGCCTTGCAATGCTTGGATTCGTCATTGCTGTTGGCACTTATCTTACTACTGGACAGATTATCCCAGGAGTATGGTGATAGTTTAAGGGGGGTCAAAGACTCCCCTTTTTTATGATCGGTAATATGTATTCACTCTAGGGAATGTCATACCATTAGTATTTCGTTTTCCCCTTACTTCTGCAAGATGCCCCGATAATTTTCTAGGATTTTCAATATGTAAATATAAATTTGGACTTCCTTTTTGACAGGTATTATCTGTATATCCTCCACCACTTGTATTGAATGTCATGTCACTAGAGATGGATAATTTTTGAATAAATCCTAGTGCTTCTGCTTGGTTAAATCTATCTTTTCCAGTAGCAAGACATGCTATAACTCCAGCAACTTGAGGAGATGCCATGCTAGTACCAGATATAGGATAAAAATAATTAGGAGCACCACCATATTTTGAATCTGATAATCCAGCATTACTATATGATGACAAAATAAGTTCTCCAGGAGCAAATACAGTTACTGCTGGTCCAAATTCAGAACTTGAAGATCTTCTAAAATTATCATATCTGCTGAGATTACCAACATTAATTGCTCCACTATCTGCTGTGTTAGGCCAAGCACCTCTGTGATAATAAAAACTGCCCACACCAGTAACTGTCATAAAATTATTATAGTCAGTATCTCCAGGAATTGTCATCAACAAATTATCATTTCCTGCTGCCCCAATAACTACCACACCATCCTTAATGGCATCTTGAACATCTGCTGAAATAGCAGCATTCCAAGATGGATATTTTGTTATATTAAACCTAACTCCAAAGTCTGCTTCTACTCCTGCTTGAGTCCATCCAGAAGGACCAGGATTTGTTGAATTATATGTAACTCCTCTGTAATAAACAGAAGTTAGTGATGAAAATACCAAAGGTGCTGGTTCTCCTAATTGCTCTGGCATCGAAATAATTCCACCATAACTATGATTACTAATAGTGGGATTTCTTCTACCAGTTACTGGATTGATTGGTTTATTAAGATGAAATGCTCTGAGATAATCAAAAATTAAATATGCACCAACTTGTTGTCCAGATGACCATGCGGCAGTAAGTGCAATATTATAAATGTTTGCTTCTCTAGCCCATCCATAATGCCGCCCGCAGGCAGTTCCAGTTACGTGTGTACCATGAAAATAAGTATTTGATGAATTTTGTGGATAGGTTATGGTTCCTGTTGGTTCAGTTTGTCCATCATCATCAATTGAATTTACAATACTATTGAGTTCATTAAACCATTGATATTGTACAAATCTTGTTTGATTCGTAGAAGGGCTGATCCACTCAGCACAATCATATGAAACTGGATCATCTACGATTACAACATCAACATGTTTACCATCATTAAAAATTGTTGTGGTATCAAACACAGTTTCATTAGTAGATCCAGAACCCCAGGTTCCTTTTCTTCTTTGTGCTTGTGTTCCTGTACAATGTAAATGACCCCACTGGAAATCGTTAGTGGAAATAGTTGCTGGTGCTATCGTATCATCTTTCCAAAAATTTCCACTCTTTGTATATGGAGTATTGTTTACAATTGCCTGTGGTTTGGCAACAAAACTATCAACTGCTGCGACACCCCATACTCTAGGGTCTTGACGTAATTGTTCTGCTTGTTCCTCTGTCATCCAATAATGAGTGTTTCTACTCATCTCTCTCTTCATGTTGAGACGAAAATTATTTGCTGCCATCTCATCATAAAACTGCTCTAGATCTTCATGATTGTAGAGCGTGACAACATAGACTTTCTCTTCCATATCAAGCCTCTAGTTGAACGTATGTGAGAGTTACTGTAATGTTTGCCGCTGCACCAGTTTTATTCACAACTTTTACATAAGTAGTTCCAGTTGGTGTTGTATCATTATTATATCCGATTGTTCCAGGGGATATAATTTGTGTGGTAGCAGCAGTTGTAATGACTTCAGCAATTACGCCAGCGCCTGGCAACGGATCTGTAGATTCAGATCGGGTAGCATCAGCAGTTCTACTTGCTGAATCAGTATATAATGTTACCCATGCTGCATGTGATGTTTGAATTTTCAATAATGCATATGTTTTTGGTGTTGCAATAGATATATTTCCAGTTGCACTAGTAGTTGTACCAGCTGCCACATTAATCACACCATACATATTTGAATGAGCTTGGCAAATATAATAATAAGTTCCAGGTGTCACTCCAGCTGTATTCCAAGTAATTGTTGCGTTTGAAGATCCATTATTTGTTATTGTTCCTGTTGTTGTCCCGTTACCTACAGCACTACCAGTACCTGTGACTTGTGCTGTCTTAACCCAAAATGGATGACTGCCGCTAACGTTTACATTAAAAACTAGTACATCTCCTGCTGCTACGTTGAGAGTTGGACCGCTGCCAGATGCACTTCCACTAAAAACATAATTATTTGTATTGCCAGAGTTTGCAGTTACACCATACGTGTGCGTTATGCTTGCTGGTGAACTAAGATTACTTGCAGTTGCAAATGCAGTTGTTCTTGATGTCAATCCACTAGATGAGGGAGTAGTCCATTGTATTCCACCACTACCATCTGCTGTAATAACTTGTCCCGCAGTACCAGTAGGATTAGCACCATAACCTATTGATATACCAGCTCCACCCACAAATGATATTAGTCCTTGTGCATAACCTCCTCCCAGTTTTTCAATTTCAATACCTCCGCCCGCCCAGATTAAGTCATTCGTTGAAATACCTTGTACATTTTCCCATTTGCCAACATTATTACGAACTATATATTGTAAAAACTGACCATCCGCTAAAGCTAAGTAAGTGCTGGGGATATCAACATCAGTAAGACCACCTAAATTTGTAGATCCTCCACTTCCAGAAGAGTTAATTGTAAATCCATTATCAGTTACTGAACTGAATGTAATTCCAGTTCCAGCAGTAACTAAAATATCATCATTTGTGTTATCAGATCCAGATAGACGAAGATTTACATTACCTCCACTTATAACAGCAGACTGAGAATAAGTTGTATTAGTATCAACTGTAATATCGGTTAACTTAGCAAGTGGTTCCCAAACACCTCCATGTGCTACATATGCTCTGCCTGTATCATGAACATGGGCAAACATCCCATGCCATGTTGTAGCTGATGGGAGATCTCCAAGTGCATCATAGTGAAATCTTAGTTTACTTGTTTGACCTTGAAGTTCAATCGTTGATGTAGTTCCACCAGTAATATCAAATGTGTTTGTATCTAAATTACCACCAAGTTGTGGTGTAGTATCTAAAACAATATCAGTAATACCACTACCCCCACCGCCAGTTGGAGCAGAATTTACCCACAAACTAGTTGAACTATTGTATGAAAGTACTTGTCCACTTGCAGGAGAAGTAATTGCTACATCACTTAGTGCATCAATAGAAAAGTTACTAATACCAGTAAAAGATTGAAACTTACCTAGAACTCTCCACGTTGTACCATCCCAAGTCCAAGTGACACCACCTTCTGTATGATTTTGGTTTATACTTGGCGACGCAGGAAAATCTAATGCCATTTCTAGACGCTACTATTCTTCTGATATATTTATTTATTTGTTGTAGTAACCTCTTGGGAACAAAAGTCCAAATACTGGTCTTCTTCCCGTTAAGAATCCTCGTTGAGATTTTTTACTATTTGTTCCAGGAGCATCTAAA